AACCATGTTGGCTACATCAAACTGGGCGTAGTACTGTGGTATCCCAGTAACTGTAGGGTCTGGAGCAAACGATTGGCAGAATGAAACGTCCTTGAACTCTACGAAGACTTTCTCGCCATTTACGTTAAAGCTCAAGGAAAACGGAGCTAGGAAGTCCGAAGGAGACGCCAAGTATTGATTGCCTTGGGACATCGTCGCGCTGGCGTTTCTGCGGAACAAATCCAGCTGGATATTCTTCAGGATGCGCTCTTCTGCAATCCGAATAAACAAAGGGATATTGGCTACGAAAGTGGTTTCCGTATTGTCCGTGTAGTCTTCGATTGCTGACGTCAGCGACGCATAGTCCATCAGAGCTTATCCTACTACAAAGTTTCCGCCACGTTTAGCTGCGCCCATACCACGGCACACGTTGCCGCCAGAGGCCATCTTCTTGACCTTTTTGGGTTGCGTTTTTTGTCCAAACGAACGTCCTTTAGGTGCATCTTTTCCGTACCGATCAACGTTTTCTACATCCGCGACCATTTTTCTGTCTACGGCTAATCTTTGTTTTTTGGCTTCTGCTGCACCCGAAGTACCGCGTTCGGCAAATTTCTTGTCAATAGCGAGCTTATCGGCATTCGATTGTCTAACGCGACGGGAGAAGGTACCTTGGTCGGTTGGCCCGCCTTTGTCCATCTTCTTGACCTTTTCCATCTTGCCGCCTTCGGCGCGATACTTAACAGACCGCTTGAGGGCTTCGCCGTCACGCTTGCGCTGCTCTGCGGCCTCGACCATGTCTTTCATTTTTTCTTTGCCCGGACGAGCTTTAGGGCGCAAGGATTTCTTAACTCCGGCTTTCATATCAGTCTCCATCAGTTGTTGTTACAGTAAGCGTTCCTACGGACCCTACCATATATTGCAGGGGATTCCAAACAGGGTTCCAACCAAACAAACCACGACCCGGATTTACGTCTGGGCGAGGGTTTAGCAGGGATTGTGGGTCAGACGTATTGACGTTGCCCAAGAAGTTCTGAGGCTGGTCGGGATCAAGTACATCTTTACCCACCCGCAAGCCAGTCTTTACGCCATGCTGGACCTCAAACACGAGGTCTTCCAGCTTATAACGAAACCCGGTCCGGTCACATATACCGTATGCGCGTTTGCCACTGGCGTAAGCAGGCATTAGATAGCTCCCCTAAAAGGAACAACTTGCAGCGTAGCGCGGTCTTGATCTTCGTTCGCGGCCAAGAGGAACTGCGCTTCGTATTCCTGCTTTAACGGTACAACCCGATTTGCAAGTTCTGGCTTCTTCATAGCAATGTAATACGCCAAACCAGCCACAAGTGCTGGTACAAAACGGGGCGGTACAGAAGTCGAAGCAGCGTTAATACCGCTGTCGCTGGTTACGCTGTCTATGCCTTTGAGGCGATAGTACGCCAATGTGTATGTTTGCGTGCCGTCGGGTACGGGCCAGAGTGTTACCTGAACATCCGTAGCGTTACGCTGTACGTATATTTGCGAGGGCCGACCCGCAGTGTTCTTGTTACCCTGCTGCGAGTAAGTAGAAACACTCATACGGTCTATGTATGCGTCTAGCTGTGACACGCCTGTACCAGTACGCAGCTGGTGTTCAATCAGATCAATGGTGTCAGCGGGCATAGTGTATGTCGCTGTACCGGCAACCAACGGTATGGTGCCCGCTTCGATGGTGAACAAGTTCAATCCACGGTTCTGCCACTCTAACGTCATAATGTTGAGGCTACGACGGGCTGACTTAATATCATACCCCGTACGCATTTCGAGGCCCGCACGTTCGTACGCTTCCTCAAACAGTTCGTTTAGTACTGGTACAACTGTTGCCATTACGTAGCCTTCCTATACTTTGCAGTCTTCTTGGCGACCTTCTTAGGTTGCGCCGCAACCTGCTTACCCTTTTTAGTGGCAGCACGTTTGGTCTTTGTAGTAGCGGCATACTCTTTATCCGACAACGCCTTGATAGCTTTCTTCGGCAGATACCGCTCACCTGTAGCCTTTGGCCCCTGCGTCGATGGTTTACCAGACTTTGTCTGCCACTTCTGCTTGCCCCAGTCTTTAAGACTTTTTTGGCTTGGTTTTAACGCCATCTGCTTTAGCCTTTGCTGCTTTGCCCAAATCTTTATAATGCACTAATTTAGTGCTCGTCTTGCCGTGGGTCTTGCCTGTGTGCAACGAACCATCAGGCATCTTGTGTGTGCCGCCTTTATGGACAGTACCATCTTTTTTGTAATGCTTTACGCCTCTCACGATGTGTACCCTCCGCCTTTGGCTTTGTACTGTTTAGCAACCATCTGCGCCTTACGAGCGCTCCACTGACCCGGCGCACCACCCTTACCACCTGCTTTAACCTTGGCTACAAGGTTTTTACGCATAGTTGGCTTCGTGTAGTTTTTTGCGGCGTTGACCGTAGATTTCTTCTTGGGTGCCATTAGCGCATAGTGCCTTTGGTTTTGCCCTTCATGCAGCAGCCATCGCCACGGGACATCTTACCACCGGAACCCATCTTCTTCATCTTACCACCGTAGGACATCTTACCAACGCCATCAGCGGCATAATCAGGAACCATTTTACCGCTTGGACCTTTAACCATCTTCAGCTTGCCGCCTTTGTCCATCTTCTTGGCGCGATCGCCAGTAAGTTGGCTACCCATAGAATAACGTCCCATCATCACCACTTCTCCTTATCAGCCCAGTATGCTGCAGACATTTTACCCTTGGCAATGTTCTTGCCGTGACGGGCCTTAAAAGACTTACGTTTGGCCTTCATACGGTCCGACTCACCAGCTTTAGGTTTACCAGCGGTACTAGCGCCTTTCTCCCCAAATCTGATAGTCTTAATCTTATCACCCTCTTTGGCCACAACAACGTGTGACTTCTTCGCGTGGTTAGGCGTGCGCTTAGGTTTATTGAACCCAGAAACCCCCGCCCGTGATAGGCGAGAGTCTTTCTTTGATGCGGGTGCCTTAGCCATGCGTTACTCCAGTAGGAGAGTTATAGTAGAACCAGCCCCAGTTAGAGCAGAAACGAAGCACCCATTGTCGGCGAGTATGCCGTCATTAGGTAAGTAAACATCGTTCCACCCAGTAGGGAGGCTTAACTGCAAGAGGATATCCCCCGTTGCGGAGCCGTTCTTTATAGTAAAGGCCGTCGCTGCCGCTCCGTTTACAAGGACACCCTGCAAACGAGAACGTGAGGGGCCAACCACTGTAGTTGGCACCGCTCCTGTAGTGACGTTATATGCACGTACTTCATTACCAGCCATTTAAAGGCCCTCCTATAGAGCTATTATGGACGGATTACTGTGTTAAACGCTTGTGCGTACATTACTGTAATGCGAACAGAACCTGCGTTAGTAGCAGCAGAAGCTGTTACAGTTAAACGCTTGTCTGAAGTTCCAATGTCACCCCATTCCAAGGTTCCACCGCCGCTAATGCCCAGAGCCTTGATACCAACAGTAGTACCTGATGCTACAGCGTTAATAATTGTATTAGCGTTACCACCTACTTCGCCAACGCTAATGTTGGTAGTGGTGTTAGCCGCAGCTACAAGATCAATGATGCAGTTTACGATCTTGGAGTTAGCAGGAATAACAATGTCGGTTACAACCGCTGCAAGTGCGCCACCTGCAAGAGTTTGTACTGTGTCTTGGCACATTACAACGTAACCTACGTTAGCAATGTTGGTGCCCACAGTTGTACCTGTAGTATTCTTAATATTACCGGCCCGGATTGGACCTGAAAAAGTTGTATTAGCCATGTGAGTCTCCTGTCGTGGCAAATGTCAGCCGTATCATACGGTCTGTCAGGGAATAAATTCATAGTACACGAGGTCTATAAAAAAAGAAAGCCCCGCCGAAGCGGAGCCTTCCAAACCGGAGAATGGTTTGAGTTCTAGGAGCTTACGCGCCTTGTGAACCGTAGATACCCAGTGGGTCGGATACGCCGAAGCTGTAACGCTCACGCGCTTTGTAGCGCACGTTGCCAGTATCGAAGTCACCGTCCATGGAAGTAGCCATCGCAGAACGTACGAAGTGCTTCATGCCATTCGGGATGTCAGTTGTAAGGAACCAAGCATCGCCGTCTGTTAGGTAGTGGTTTACACCGTAGCCACCCGGAACCGAACCGTTTGTGTTCAGTGCGTTGATGTCGTTATCAGCTGTACCAACACGAAGCTCTGTTTGAAGCAAACGAGTTGCTACGAACTGTAGAGCTGACGGGATGATGAGTTTCTTAGCGCGAGCTGCGATAAGAAGACCACGTTCGTCAGTGTAAGCTGCGATATCAATGATAGCCTGCTCAAGAGAAGTCTCGTTGAGATCGGCATCAGTGCCCGGACGGTTAGCGTTTACTGCGCCACTAACTGTTGGGTGTGCAGTGTTGAACAACGATACGCCGTCACCAGACTGAAAAGTGGTAAAGCCCGTGTTAAGCAACGAGGCGGCTTTAACCTGCTTGGTGTACGCCATGGCGCGAGCCAAGGCTTTGGTGTAACGTGAGGACAACGAATCGTACAAGTTATCTTCCATCGCTTCTTCAGTGATGGCGAAACCCATAGCGATAGTTTCGTGTGTGTAGCGAGCTGTGAACGACTCTTGCGCATTGTCATACGCAATCGCTGAACCTTCAGCTTTTGTTGGTGCTGCACCGAAACCAGACAACTTGACTTCTTCTTCAAAACTAC